TGTTTGTATGTCTTGCCTTTGGCGCCTGGTTTGCTATGAGCTATATCCTTTCCATCACCATTGCCATAAGTGCCAGCTTTTCTATTTGCTTTGTTGTTTCTTGCACGCTGTTTCTTGGCCTTTGGCTTTGAATGATAATTGTCATATTCTTTTCTGTAATTGCGCTTCTTGGCCATTATTCTACTCCATGTAATACCCTGCAAGAAGAAGCAGCACCAGCGCCAGCCTGTTGAACTTTGATAGCTTTAAACTTGCCCCTAATGACACCAAATTCCCCGGCAGGAATTGCATTAAATACAACATCTTTGCTTGCTTGATTCATATCATCGAGATATACTGGTGTGGCAATGAAATTTGTCCCATCTAGGCTAACATAAACATCTTGTGCTACTGTGATTGCCTCAACTGCATGATAATTAAAGCGAGACACATCACCAGATGTATACGTTACTCCATTGTCACCAGCGGTAGTTGATCCACCAGTAGTCATTACGTCACCACCTACTTTTGTAACTGGCGGAGCCTTCTTTAATTCTGACATTATATATTCTCCTCTATATCTGGTTGTTCGGTTAATTGGTTACGCATTACTTCATCTTGAGCGGCATCAATTGTTTTCTTGGTTTCTGCCTGCTCATAAATAAATGCATTATCTGAGAACAATTCAAAACGATCAAAACCCATTACATTTTCTACCATAGCTGCCATTCTCTTTGGAGAGGCGTGTTGTTTAATAAATTCCCAAATGCCATTATTGACAACCATGTTTAAATTTTGTATAAGTTGTGCATTAGCAGCAAAGTGTCTACTTCCTATTGGTCGCAATTTTCCCTTTGCTACAATATCCTCTTTTGTTATTTCAAGAAATTTTGTTACTCCATTGTCATCATCCATAACGCGAATAAGATCAGTCGCGTTTTCTCCGATATTACGCCTTGCTGTTTCAAGCATATTATTCAGTAGCGGCTCAAGGATCTCACGTTCAAATTGATTTACTTTCTGTTGGAAGATACGACCCCTAGCATTCTCAAGTGTCTGTACCTCAAACATTGTTTTCTCACCCGGGCTACGAATTCCTGCGGCCTCTTTAGGCGCACCAGCAAAGTCTTCCATTTTTTGCTCTAGTATAGCTTCTTCATTTTGTGCTGTAATGACACCATTGAGATTTTTTCCAAGTTCGGTTATTTCTCCTTCATCGCCAAGATGTATTTTAGATCCAGGCGCCCATGTGAACTCTTCTACATCACCCCTAATAGCCAACGGAGGTAATACAGCAAGATCCATAGCATCTGCTTTTAAATTCTCAAGATGATCTAGTCTATATTGCATTCCCACTAAATTGTCAAGCGGCCCCATTGCATAAATATTGTCTGGCCGTTTCCGCCACCCTGAATGAACTTTTGTCGATTTACCTGTCCATGTTTTAAGTGGTTGATCATAAATAATTTTATTGCGATCTACTACCCATATAGACCTATTGCGCTTGACTGTATTATTGACCATATCATGAATAGATCCCTCAAACTCTATGATCTCAACATATCCACTAGCATAATATTCAGCAAGAGATCCGAATCCGTCAACTTGATATCCTGCTGCTTTGTCTACTTCTGCTGGAGTATAAGATGATATCTGTTGTCTAATATCAACCATTTCCTTCAGTATTTCTTTATTGACATCTGACAACTCTGGACGAGAATCTAGTTCAACCATTAATTGTCCAATACTTTTAATATATCGTGTAATTTTCCAGCTATCTTTATAAGACCTTGCAGTGGGATCAAAAATGTGGTCATAAAACGAAATTCTCTTTGCTTTAGGCCCAATAAAGTCAGCAATTGATTCGCCTTCGATCTGATTTGTATCAGTAACATATTCGCAATCTGCAAATACATTTCCAGTGTCAATATAGTCATATACTAACTCTGAAACGATTTCGATGAAGTTTCCTTCACGAAGTTTATTATCCATATAAGCAAGAATTTTTTCTCGCTTTTCTTTTGTTTCTGCATCCTTAGAATATCCCTCCCATCTTAACCAGCGATCATTAGGGAATAATGCATTCATATAATTAGTATGAAGAATATCCCTGATCTGAGTCATCTTTGGCACGGTGGTTGAGTTTTTCCAAGGCAAAACCTTATTACTTGTGGTTGTCGTATCTGTAGCAAAAAGATAATTACGCAATTCCTTAAGTTCTTCTATCTTTCTCTGCTTTTGTGTAATACCAGACTGGAACAGATTCACAACCTCGTTTGCTAATGTATCTGGTGAAAGAATCTGTCTTATTTCAGCAACTTTCTCGCTCAATTTGCTACTCCTCCGAACCTTGGGTGAAATATAGTATTAGTATCAGTAGCATTACGACTAACAAATGTTCTCTGTGGAGCCACAGCAACATCAATAGCAGATGCTAGTGTGTCTTTTATGTCATCGTGTGGAGGATTTTGTAAAATTAATTCCTCTTCAAGTGTTTGTGTATTGCCACCGCGATAATGCCAAACAGAAAGGTTATCATATCTTGGCTCCAGTATTGCTGCTACTCTTTCTTCTTTGCTTCCTTGGTGTCTTGTTGGAGTGAAGTCATCTATTGACAACTTTAAACCGTTTGGTTTAATATATGAATCTCTTAAATCTCGCACAATTGCCTTTTGTGCCTGAGTTGTCTCACATCTAATCTTGCGAAAGTACCATTTATTGTGCATTGCTAAGATATGTTTATAATATTCTGATATCTTTTCTGTTTTGAACCGATCGATATCTAAAACAAAAACACTATTATCTCCTGAAACCCCTATTACGACAACGCATGTATAATCCGCCTTGGTAGTTAATGAGAACGCGAAGTCTATAGCTGCATATACATTTATACGTTCGTCTTTGTAGAACCACTTTCCGTCTATGAACTTGACATGCTTTCTGTCGAAATATTGGAATTTGTCTCTCCCTATGCGTAAGTTGTCTGGATCGTTAGGATCGTTATAATACTGCGCCCGATACTGCATGCGATCCAAATACTGACCCCTTTTCTTCGATAAGATGGATATATTAAATCCAAACCATTTTCCGTCCTTCCTTTGCTGACGAGGCCATAGAAACTCTCCTGTTCCATCGCCAATTGACTCAACTTCTCGCTCCATAACTTGATAAATTTTCTTTTTGTCAATTATGTCGCCTTCTTCATCAAAGATTTCTTCAGTCATTTCAATTAGATCACCATATAAATCTTTTGGGTGATATCTTGTTCCAACTACCTTTTGTTCTGCGCCAGGATTCTCAATAGAGGCAATCAATGAAAATTGTGTCTGTACTTTATTTCTTCCCTCTTCTGTGTAAGCATTCTCTTGAACAACAACATCATCACACATGGTCAGATCACAGTGGAATCCAGTTATCGAGGATGTCAGACCAGCTGTGAAAACTGTTGAGTCTCTAACTCCCTCTTCTTTCCGTTTCGGGTGATCTACAGCGATTTCTGCATTAGTCCACTTCTTTCTTTTTCCCTCATCTGGATTAATCATTTCAGGCCAGTAGCGCCTATATACTTCACTTTCTAATATGTCCTTTATTGACCCTAGTTGCTTTTCTGCAAGGTTAGATGTACTAGATAAGTATAGTACTGTAATTGCAGGGTTTCTTGTAATGCGCCAAGCGACATATAATGCTGCCATTGCTGACTTCTGATGTGCTCTTGGTAACAATAGCAATTGATGACTGGATGCTTCACTATTTGTCCACCATCCTGCAAACTCTTCATGAATACTCCCTAAAACTCTATGTGGCGCAAGTACTCTAATGAATGTTACAAAGTCTTGCTCGCATGCTATGCGGATCTGATCTTTTTTAGTTAGTTGCGATTCTCGCATTCTCAAGATCCTTTGCTACGGCAGCATGCACATCTTCGTCTTCTTTTGCCTGTTGTTTTCTTTGTGCTTTATTCGGGCGGCCCATCTTTTTATCCCAACCTTTGTCTGCTAGCCATTTGGCTGCTTGGAAACCCTTATCATCTTCTGAATGTGATATAATACGCTTTATTGCATCAGATCTTAATTTTACTGTCAATTCATTGCGCAATTTTTCTATCCATTCACGACAACCAGCACTATTGGCAATCATATTCCAGTGGCCCCATGAATCAAAATACTTAATAGCAAATTCATATTCAGTAGGATCTGCAATGTCCATATAGGCTTTTGTAATAGACTTGAGAACGCGACCATCTTCAAGTTCTATATCTTCATTATTAAAAGTATAAATACAATAATCTTGTCTAGCGTGAACTTGAGTTTCCCAAAATAGGCCAGATAGAATATATGCCCCAGCGTCATTCTTAAACTTATTTTCTTTTTTAATTTTAGGCATATTGTTTATTCCTCTAAGGTACTGTTGTTGTAGTTGTTGTAGTTGTTGTAGTCGTTGTAGTTGTCGTTGTGGTTGTTGGGTCTACTATACAGTTATCAACTGTTACGTTAGAGCCTGTGAGGTTAATTGCTTTCCCACCAGTATGTCCATTAGGTATAAGTTTTACCTGCACTTTTTGTACCGTAAGATTATCTATATCAGATTCTAATGCTGCCTGGTTATCCCCTGTAGCAGTACAAACTATAGACAAATATTGATCGTCCCATGTCCCTGAAGAGTTATATCCATTTATTGCAAG